AAAGCAAGTGGACAATCATTAATACAAGATATGCGTAGAGCAGGTATACCTATCTTAGAGTATACACCTGATAGAGATAAAGTATCTAGAGTACATGCAGCTTCACCTATGATAGAAGCAGGTAGAGTATGGATACCTAAAGATAAGAAATGGTCAGAAGATTTACTAGAAGAAATGTTACGTTTTCCAAATGCAGCTCATGATGACCAAGTTGATGCTATGACAATGGCAATACATTACATGAAAGAGTCTTGGCATCTAGACCATCCTGAAGACCCAGAGTGGGAAGATGAACCTAGAAAAAAAAGAGTTGCGTACTGGAGAACTTAGTGATATAATTATGTTTTAAAGGGGAATAACATGGCGACAGAAAGAAATCCATTTGATAGGATAGAGGAAACAATATCAAATGTAATAGAACTTCCAGAACAAATAGATGCAATAACAGACTCACCAACTATTGAACCAGATGGAGATGGTGGAGTTACTGTAGACTTTACTGAAACTAATATTGAAATGGAAGCAGAAGATGATATACAAGAATGGTATGGTAATATAGCTAATGATGTAGATGAAGAAGATTTACAAGAGATAGCTACAACAGTTATAGATAATTATACAGCAGATAAAGATTCCAGAGCTGAATGGGAATCAATGTTTGAAAGAGGATTTGATTTATTAGGATTAAAGATAGAAGATGCAAGCGAACCTTTTGAAGGTGCATGTACTGCTGTCCATCCTATGTTAATAGAGTCAGCAGTTAAGTTTCAATCAAAAGCAATACAAGAATTATTTCCTAGTAAAGGTCCTGTTAAAGCTCAGATACTAGGAAAGCAAACTCCTGAAAGAGAAGACCAAGCAAATAGAGTTCAAAACTTTATGAACTATCAGGTAACAGAACAGATGCCTGAATACTTTGATGAAACAGAAAGAATGTTATTTCATTTACCTCTGATAGGTTCAGCATTTAAAAAAGTTTATTATGATGCTAACTTAAAAAGACCAGTATCTGAATTTGTTCCTATAGACCAGTTTTATGTTTCTTATTATTCTAGTAACTTAAGAAAAGCAGATAGATATACACATGTTATTTATAGAAGTCCTATAGATTTAGCTAGAGATATACGTACAGGTATTTATGATGATGTAGAATTACCTGAAGCTACTAATCCTAATCCTACATCTTTCGCATCAAAGATGGATACTATACTAGGATTGTCTCCAACAGAAAGTAGTGACCCACAATATACATTATTAGAACAACATTGTTATTTAGAAATAGAAGAAGATTATGCTCTTCCTTATATTATAACTGTAGAACAAGAATCAAATACAGTTTTAAGTATTAGAAGAAATTATAAAAAAGATGATAAGAAACAAGAAAAAGTTTCCCATTTTGTCCATTACAGGTTTGTTCCTGGATTTGGATTTTATGGGTTTGGCTTGATGCACTTCTTAGGTAATCTCACAATGACTGCAACAGCAGCTATGAGAAGTCTAGTAGACGCAGGTCAATTTGCAAACCTACCAGGAGGCTTTAAAGCAAAAGGTGTAAGGATGGTTGGTGATAATGAACCAATCAGTCCTGGTGAATTTAAAGAAATAGAAGCAACTGGAGTAGATTTAACGAAGGCTATTATTCCTCTCCCCTATAAAGAGCCTTCTGCTACTTTATTTAGTATGTTACAGTTCATTACAGCAACAGCACAGAAGTTTGCTGATAACACAGAACAAGTTGTCTCTGATGCAGCATCTTATGGACCTGTTGGAACTACGATGGCACTACTAGAAGCTTCAAGTAAATTCTTTTCTTCAATACATAAGAGATTACATAAATCTCAAAAGGATGAATTTAAAATTCTTGCTCGTATAAACTATGAATACTTACCCTCTGAGTATCCATATGAAGTACCCTTTGCTGACCAGAATGTGTTTAAGAAGGATTTTGATGGAAGGGTTGATGTAATCCCTGTCAGCGACCCTAATATCCCTTCTAATGCACATAGGATGATGATTGCTCAAATGGCTCTCCAGATGGCACAACAATCCCCTCCTGGTATGTTTAATATAGAAGCTTTAAATAGAACCATATTAAATGCTGCTAGTATGCCTAACCTTGATGAGATACTTCCTCCTAAACAAAAGCCACAACAGATGGACCCAGTATCAGATATAATGGCAGTAACTAAAGGTATACCTATTTCTGCATTTCCAGGGCAGAACCATGATGCTCACATACAAACAAAGATGGCATACTTACAAGACCCTGCAAATGGTGCTAATCCTATTATGGCTAGAATTAAACCAGTATTAGAAGCTAATATACAAGAACATTCAGTTATGAAATATCAAGAACAAATTAGTGGTGTAACTAAAATGGCAGGACAGCAAGACCCACAAGCTGTAGAAATGGCAATGGCACAGGCAGCACAGCAAGTGCTTAATGCTAATCAAGCTATGGGTCAAGCTCAATCACCTGAACAACAAATGGTTGCATTAGAGCAAGCTAAAGTAGAATTAGAAAAAGAAAAACTTAAAATGTCTTCTGCTAAAAATTCTGCAGATGCTGCATTACAATCTCAAAAGTTAGAACTAGAAGAAATGAAACTATTAAAAGACTCTGCAGTTTCAGGACAAACTGCTACTATGAAAAAACAAAAAGGAGATTTAGATAGAGCAAGTAAAGAAACTATGAAACAACTTGACTTATTAACAAAGACTGTTATAGCTGAACAAAGAGCAGAAATAGATTTAGAAAGAATAAGAACAGATGCTATGAAAAAAGTAGCAGAATTAAATGATGTAGATGATAGAACAAGAAGTTTAAAACTTATTGATTTTATGACAGATGCAATTAAAAATGAAATACAATAAACAAAAGAATAACTAGGGATTTTAATTGTCTATCGACTGCCCTAGCAGACAAGCCAAGACGATAGATATAATTTTTTAAGGAGAATAAATTATGGCGAATACAACTTTTAATGGACCAGTCAGAGCTGAGAATGGCTTTATTGGTGTTACAAAAGATTCAGATACAGGAGCAATAACAGAAAATATTACGTTTGGTAATAAAGGTGAAGTTGTTACACCTGTAGTATTAGCAGATGGTGATATTACTATTGTAAATACAACTCATGGTGGTAGAGTAAATATTGTTCCAGATGGTGGACAAGATAATACTTATACACTTCCTGCACCAGAAGCAGGTGTAGCTTATAGATTCGTTTATGGTGGACTTGCTGCTGATGCAACTGATGCAATATTTATAACACCAGGTAATGCAAATTTTTATAAAGGTAATATTACACATTTAGATACAAATGCTGATAATGTTGTTGTATATCCAGATGGAAACTCAGAAAGTAGTTTACAATTAAATGTACCACAAGCTTTTGAAGTAACTTTCTTAGGTTTAGATAGTACAAACTATCAAGTATTTGGTAATGTAACAGGAGCAACTGCCCCTGTATTTGCAGACCAGTAATAATTAACTTATACTGGGTGGTAATTAAACTGCCCAGTATTTTTTTAGGAGAATAAATATGTGGAATAAACCAGTTATAAAAGAAATTAGTGTAGGCTTAGAAATTAATTGCTATGCTTGTGCTGAATTATAATGGAAGTATCTAGTCAAGCTCTTCGTAAATTTGAAGAAGAGCTTAACTTATTAAGAATTAATTTAGCAAATGGACAAGCAGATAACTTTGCTAACTACAAACAACTCGTAGGTCGTATACAAGGTATTGAATGGTCTATTGAAGTTATTAAAACAATATCAAAAAAAATGTATGAAGGAGAAGAAGAATAATGCAACAAGTAAGCATGGCTAAAAGTATTAAGAATGATATGTGGATTTCTGAAGAAGACAAACTTAATCCAGATGTTTTACCAGAACTACCAGGTTATCATGTTTTAGTAAGACCTGTATCTATAAAAGAAAAAACTAAAGGTGGTATACTATTACCTAATTCAACAAGAGAAGATATGTCTTATCTTACAACTGTAGGAGAAGTAGTAGCTCTAGGAGATTTAGCTTACCATGATATGGAAAAATTTTCTAAAGGACCTTGGTGTGAAGTAGGTGATTATGTATGTTATGGTAAACATACAGGTCAAAAAATAAAATATAAAGGTTTAAAATATATATTATTATTTGATGACCAAGTAATAATGAAAGTAGAAAGTCCTAAGACATTAGACCCTACCTTTAATTTATCTAAACATAGTGTATAATATATTTGTATACTTTGTATAAATATAGTATAATATAAATATAACGTTAAAACGATTGTTTCGTAAACAACGATAAGGAATAAAAAATGCAAGAAGAATCTTGGAATGAAGTAAAGACTGAAAAAGAAAAAGAAGCTCCTAAAGTAGAGTTTGAAATAGAAGAAGAAGCTAAAAAAGAAGAACCTGTAGTAGAAGCCAAAGAAGAAAAAGAAGAACCTAAAAAAGAAACTCCTAAAGAATTAGAGGGTATAGATACTAAAGGTGCTCAAAAAAGAATTAGACAACTAGTTAAACAAAGAAAAGATAAAGAAGACGAAGTTGCTATATTAATAAGACAAAATGAAGAATTAGTTAATAGAGTAAAAAGACAAGAGCAAGACTTTTATAGAGTAGGAAAATTAAATTTAAGTGCTAATGAAAAACAAATAAGTGATAAACTTAAATTAGCTAGAACAGCTTATGCAACAGCTCACGATGAAGGAGATTCTGATAAATTATTAGTAGCTCAAGAAGCTTTAAATGAAGCACAAGTTGATTTAAAAAGTATACAAGCAACTAAAGAAAATTTTAAAGAACCAGAGGTAACACAACAAGTACAACAACAAGTACAACAACAACAGCCTCAACCACAACCTGACCCTAAAGCAGAAGAATGGGCAGCAAACAATGAGTGGTTTGGTAAAGATAGAGTAATGACAGCAGGTGCCTTGGCTATAGATACAGATTTAAAGGAAGAAGGTTATGATTCTACAAGCTCTGAGTTCTATGAAGAAATTAACAAAAGATTACAAGAAACATTTCCTAATAAGTTTAAAGATGATGAAAAGGAAAATAAAAAAGTTCGTAAGCAGGAAACGTCAGAAACTGCTCAAGTAGTAGCAGGAGGTACACGTAGCACTCCTAGTTCCAATAAGAAAGTTAAACTTTCAAAAGAAGATGTAAGATTAGCTAGTAAATGGAATATACCCCTTGAACAATATGCTCAAGAAAAACTAAAAGCAAATAATGCTGATGGTGAGTATACAACAGTAAACATGCAACGTGGAGGTAAATAATGACAACACGAATCAATACACGTAGTTCAAAACTTAGAGAAAATAATACTAACGAAGAAATAAGTTATCAGTTTGAAGAACAAGATAATTTACATATACCAGATGCAATAACAAATCGTTTCAATAACGAAGGAATGACTCTTGGATGGTTAAGAATAACTCTTAAAGGTCAAGATGATTTTAAATATATTGGTAAAAAAATGCAAGAAGGTTGGCAATTTGTTGATATTAAAGAAGTACCTGAATTAGAACAAACATCACTCGTGAAGATGGATGGAAGATACCCTGGAGCAGTAAGTCGTGGAGATATTGCGTTAGGTAAAATACCTACCAAGTTATTCCAAAGCAGGAGTGAGTTTTATAGAAACAAATCTGACCAATTAATGGAAGCTGTTAACAGTCAATTAATGAGAGGAAATAATTCTACAATGCCCATTTCTAATTCAAGTAAATCGACAGTAACAAAAGGTAGACAAGCTACTTTTCAAAAGTAAAAACTTTTTGTTGCTTTTATTAACAATCAAAGGAGATTAGACTATGGCAACAAGCAATGCCCCTAGAGGGTTACAAGTCGCTAAAAAGAATGGTGATGGTTCTAACTCTACTGGTGTACGAACTATTGATTTGAGCAACGCAAGCCCTATAGTGGCTTCAGCATTAGTGCCTTCAGATATATTTACAGGAGACCCTATAGCAATAGAAACTGCAGGTACAATTAAACCTTGTGCTGATGGAGTATCTATAAAGTCTGCAGGTGTTTTTCAAGGATGTAGTTTCGTAAATGCTAGTGGAGAACAGAAATTCGCTAGAAGTATTACAGGTGGAGTTACAGCAACTGATGTAAAAATTCATATTGCAAGTGACCCTGCTCAAACATTTTTTATCCAAGCTGATGCAACAGTAACTGCTGCTGCAGGTTTTGGTGTTGGTGTGTTCAATGGAGTTTACATTGCAGGAGCAGGAAGTCATAAAACAGGACAAAGTGGTTATGTTTTAGATGCTTCTGGTCCGATAATATCAACAGGAAATCTAAGAGTTATACGTAGAGCACCTTGGGATACAGGTATTGGAACATCAGCAGGTGTTACAGATGCATATCCTTGGTATGAAGTACGTATTGCAAATCATATGGATAATTTCATAACAGCAACTATAACAGGTTAATAAAGGAGAATAACACATGGCTATAAATAGAGCTGCGATAAGCAAAGAACTCCTTCCTGGATTAAATGCAGTATTTGGGATTGAGTATGGAGAAGTTAATAATGAGCATGAACCACTATATGAAGTAGAAAATTCAGATAGGTCTTTTGAAGAGGAAGTCCTCTTTACAGGATTTGGTACTGCTCCAACTAAACAAGAAGGAGCTGCTGTTGTTTATGATGACGCAGGCGAAAGTTATGTATCTCGATATACAAACGAGACTATAGCTTTAGCATTTGCGATTACTGAAGAAGCAATGGAAGATAACCTTTATGATACTTTTGCAAAGTTAAGAGCAAAAGGATTAGCAAGAGCTATGGCTAATACTAAACAAGTAAAAGCTGCTAAACTTTATAACGAAGGTTTTGCTACAGCACAAGGAGATGGAGTAAGTTTATTTAATGCTGCACATCCAACTGTTGGAGATGGAAACCAAAGTAATACAAGTACAGCAGCAGCTATTGCTGAAGGAACTTTAGAAGCTGCAGTAATTGCAATTCAAAAGTTTAAAGATGACAGAGGTATCTTAATTGGTTCTTCTGCTGTATCTATACACGTACCAGTAGACTTACAGTTTACTGCTGATGTATTATTAAATACACCAGGTATTGTGGGTAGTGCAGACAATGACTTAAACTCTGTAAGAAACTTAGGAGTTTTCCCAAGTGGATACTTTACTAATAGAAGATTTACAGACTTAAATGCATGGTTCATAAAAACTGATGTTCCTAATGGTTCAAAGATGTTCAATAGAACACCTTTACAAACTAAGATGGAACCTGATTTCGATACTGGCAACTTACGATTTAAGGCAAGAGAAAGATATTCTTTTGGTGTGTCTGATTGGAGAAGTTGGTTTGGTAATCAAGGTGCTTAACCATTAATAACTAGGGAGGGTATTAACGTACCCTTCCTAATTTAAGGAAACAACATGGCTACAAATATAAGAACAGTTAATAAAAGAGGTGGAGATGGAGTTATCATTGCTACTAACGGAAGAACTAGAGTATTAGGAGTTCATTCTTATTCTACTATAGCAGGAGTAATAGCTATTGGAGATAAAACAGGAGCAGTAATAACTTACGAAGTTCCTGCAAGTGCAGAATCAGATATGTACTTTGGAGAAATGGGTGTACTTTGTAGTGCAACAGTTACTATCTCTACACCAAATGCAGGTAGTGTAACTTTAATAACAGGATAACTAGATGCCATCCTATTCTTTTTTAAAGACTGATATAATAAACACAATAGAAAATGATTCTATAGAGTTTGAGAATCAAATACCTTTTCTTATAGAGAAATCAGAAGATAGATTAGTTAAAGAATTAGACGACCCTGGTTTAGATAACTATGATACTTTTTCTTTTACAGCTGCTAATCCTATTGTTAGTTTACCTAATGATGCTTTAGTTATACGTAATGTAAACTTTACTACAAGTGTATCTACTGATGCAAATCCAAGTGGTTCTGTAATAAATCTATTACAAAGAACCTACGAATATACTTTAGATTATTGGAGAATAAAAACATCTACTGGTGTTCCTCAATACTATGCACGTAAAACAAACACAGCTATTCATATAGTTCCTACCCCTACATCAGTTTTGTCTGGTGAAATTCAATATACAAGAAGACCTTTAGCATTAGCTAGTGCAACAGGCACAAGTGTAACAACTTCTAATTACTTTAGTGAGTTTTGTTATAATGCTTTGTTTGCTGCAACTATGATTGAAGCTAATTATTTTATAAAAGATTTACAAATGGTTTCTACATGGGAAGCTAAGTATAAAAACTCAATAGATGCTTTACGTAACCAAGCAAGAAGAATGAGACAAGATGATATGCAAACAGCAGCAAGTCCTGCAGGAGGACCTAATACAATAATTCAAGGAGCTAACTAATGACTATCAGTAGAGTAAATGTAGTACAACAAATAACAAAAGTAAATAATAAAAAGAAAAATAAAAAAAAGAAAGGGAAAAAGAAATGCAAATAAAAACTAGTACTCTAATAGTAGGAGCAAATGCAAGAACTATTAATCAATCTACTGGTCATGATACAAGTAGTAAACCTACTGGACAAGGTTATGGTGCAGCTAGAAAAGGACCTGGAGTTAGAGGACCTATAGAAGCTCAAGTAAAAGAAGAACCTATAAAGTATACATCACAAAAATAATGCCTAAAGAAAAGAAAAAGAATAAAAAAGGTACAGGCATGAAAGGCATGACTATTGGTAAGGGAGATAAACGACCCACCAAACAAGGAGCAGGTCTTTCAGCAAAAGGTGTAGCAAAATATAGAAGAAATAATCCTGGTAGTAAATTAAAAACAGCAGTAACTGAAAGTAAACCTACAGGTAGTAGGGCTAAAAGAAGAAAGAGTTATTGTGCTAGGTCTGCAGGACAAATGAAAAAGTTTCCTAAAGCAGCTAAAGACCCTAATTCAAGATTAAGACAAGCAAGAAAAAGATGGAGGTGCTAACTGTCATATTTAATAAGTAATATTCCCCACTTTAAATGTTGGGTACGTAAAGAATTTACACACAATCATTTGAAATATCATGGTGAATTTTTACATGGAATAGCATTTGCAGTTAATACAATACCAGATAGATGTTTATCTTTTCAAGTTATGTTTACTGGTATAGAAGAAGAAAATAATATACATGGTGGTGCAATGTGGGCAAGGATGCCAATAACAGCATTAGTAGCAGATGAAATACTAGATGAAGCTCCAGAAAGAATGGATACTCATTTAGCACAACCTTGGGATTGCTCATCAAGAACACATACTGTAGTGAAGCTTGATTTATTAACAGCAAGTCCTTGGATGTGTAAGATAGATAACGAATTTTATAAAGGTAAGTATATGTTTACAGTTGACTTTACAGATAGTGATATAAGTGATTGTCCTGCACAACATAAACAAAACCATGTAATACAATTAATTGATGCAGGTAAATGGACAGGTAATATAATAGCATTACCTAATAATAGAGTTAGAGCAACAAGTCCTGCTTTATGGGTAACAGGTGAAGGTGCACCAGA